CATATGACGGCACACATAATATTCATGAAAACACCCATACCAGGGTCAACTCCGCCCATTTTTGCAGCTTTACAAGGGCATCTGTGCGAACATATCGCCCTAAAAGCCCGTGAAGAGGTCGAAAAAGAGATGATGGCGGTGCAACAACAGGTCATGGAGGTCCAAAATGCGGTTCAAATGGGCCAGATAGCCCCTCAAGAGGTCCCTCCGATGCCTGAAATGCCCGATCCAGAGGCCATGGTCGCTGGAAAGATTGCACAGTACACTGAAGAAGTGATGGCTGCGCTAATGCCGCCGCCTGAAGGCGAACAAGACCCGCTTGTTGAGCTTCGATCCAAGGAACTGGACATAAAAGCGGCTGATCTGGAGCGAAAATCCCAGGAATTTTCCGAAAGAATGCTTTTTGACATGGCAAAAGAGGAATCAAAGGAAGAACTGGCCGCAGAGAAGATTGAATCCCAGGAAGATATTGCCCTGTTACGCGCAGAGGTCAATCGTGAGCGTATTCAACAGGGAACAGCTGGTAGAGGAGAATAGTAATGGGAAGTACGTTAGAAGCACAAAAGAAAAAAGCACCTCAAGATAGAAAGATTGCAAAACGGAAGGGGAGGAAGCGTTCAAAAGTAGATTCCACGAACTGGAATACGCTTGGCCAAGGTGGTGACACAACAGACTTCTCTTCACTTGCGGCTGAAACGGGACTCCCAGAATATATATTAGACAAACTTCCAACGGACCCTTCTTATGATATATTACGGCGTAATGACGGCGGCATGGCCAGAAAAACCAGAGTGTTTTAATGGCAATATCTCGCGCACAGACCCGTAAGCAGTTAACGGGTCGAAGGAAACGTAAAGTTTCCAAGGTTATGAAGGAATATCGAGCGGGTAAGTTGCGTAGTGGTAGTAAGAAGGGTCCGAAGGTTAAAAGTAAAAAACAGGCTATTGCGATAGCCTTGTCGGAAGCTAGAAAAAAGAAGGCGTAATGTTTCACGTGAAACATTGTTGAGGAGTGTGCTATGGTTAAAAAACGTATGGCTAATCAGATGTCTGATCAAATGGGCATTTCCATGGAAAGAGCAGGTGGTCTTATGGACAGAGCGTCAAGAATGAACGACATGGCTGGCTACAAAGGTGGTGGTTCGGTTATGATTGTAAGCATAGGGTCAATGAAACCCCTGATGCGGAACAGGGAAGAGTATTCAGAGGACAGTTCTCTGATAAAGAGCACTGAGAATCAGGTTCGTGCCCGTCATTTTAACAATAATGATGGAAAGGGGACCTTCTGATGCCTGAAGGTGTAACATACACTAAAAAAGCTGATGCAGATGAGTACGCTGCGTCAATTGGCGGCACCGTTGTCGAAGTTGATAAGGACGGTGATGGGGCTACGGACGGTTATAATGTTATTGTACCCCAAACCGCAAGTGATGAAGGTGTAACTAGAGGCCCTAACCCTAGTGAGTTAATTTCAGAAAATCCGACTTCTGCTGATTTTCACGCTGCCAGTGATCAGGCAACGTATCTAAAGAAAGTGGAAGAAGGCGGTAAACCCAGAAACATGGGCGGAGCCGTTGTCGATGAACTTGGATACATGCAGGGTGGCATGGGATTTACTGAGCGCGGCCCCATAAAGTATTCCAAGGGCGGAGCGGCTAAAGGAAAGAAGTTTAGCGGTAGTTATTAATGGCAGACCCAACGACCTTTGCATACTCTTTGCTAAAGGGTATCCAGGGACGCATAGAACTAACACAGAACGCCATCCTGCACGGTTCCCCGAAAGACATGGAATCGTACAGGCAACTCGTTGGAGAACTCAACGGGTTGGAATTTGCTGAACAGGAGATCAAGGATCTCCTGCAATCTTCGGAGGAAGAATGACCAAAACCCTATATGTGCCCGACCACGTTGTAGCGTCGGAAAATGCCGCAGCAGCTTCTGCGTACATTGAAAAAAATCAAAAAGTTTTAGACCCTTCTCTTGTAGAGAAAAATCTTAAAGAACGCCTTCCACAACCCACTGGCTGGCGTTTGCTGGTGATGCCCTATATGGGCAAGGCAGTAACGGAAGGGGGCATTCACATTCCAGACGCTGTCATAGACCGGGAAGCTCTCGCCACGGTTGTTGCCTATGTTCTTAAAGTAGGGCCGCTGGCTTACAGGGACCCCGCAAAATTTGGAGACGCAGAAGATACCAGCTGGTGCAAGGAAGGCGACTGGGTCTGCATAGGACGTTATGCCGGTGCTCGATTCAAGATTGATGGTGGCGAAGTTCGCATCATAAATGATGACGAAGTTATTGCGACCATTCTGGAACCGGATGACATAAAACACATCTAGAAATAAACCATGGAGAGAGACCATGCCCGAAGAAACCCCGATTGACGTTGGAGATCTGGAAGAAAAAGCCGTTAGTGTAAAACTTCCGCCCGAACCATCTGAAGAAGAGAGTCTTACACCTGCACCCTCACCTGC